CTGCGCGCCCTGCTAGGTTTCCAGGGGTCTCGCGACCCCTGGGTGGTCTCGGCAAGCCGAGAACCTAGTCGTACATAGTACGAAAGTTTGCGCAGCCTTTAATTGTTACCTGCGAGCAGGCAATGGACTCTGTCCATAAGTCTTGATTACAAGATTCGATCTTTGATCAGTCAAGTGATAACGCTCTACGCGGCCTTGCCTAGGCGAGGTGCTTTTAAGGTAGCAAAGAATCCTTGTTGTTTAAGCTGTTGCAATACTAGCATGCTAGTAGAGCTAAAGGCATAATCAATCGGGACTCGACCTTCGAGAGACTCACCACCCCTTCTATCATAAGTAGACGTACGTTTTGTTACAATACGTTTACCTATAGCGCCTTTCTTAGCGCGCTTGTAGCGATAGTCGGTGGTGTATGCCCCCTCCCACTCCCTAATGAAGCTGAAAGTCCTCGCTAAATGCGGTTCAAAATCAGAATTATCAATAGTGAGCCAATACTGCAACCATCTGCCAACGTCAGTTGGACGGACGCGATGCTTCTTGGTAGAGGTGACATAACCGGGTACTTGTGGATACATGAGCTTACTTAACCCAACAACGTAGCCGCCAACAAAAGTTGGTATCAGGGTTTCCCTTAGCTCGCCTTGCGGCGTGCTGGTACTAACCGTGAACGGCATATTGAGTTGAGAGTCTAGTTGCGCTGCAACATACCACAATCCCTTTGAGTAAAACGCGTTTCTCAATCGTCTTAGATTGATTTCGCGCTCTCTATCAGTTGACCACGTTTCATTGCATCGTATAGGTGCAACATCATGACCGTTGTAGTAGTCTCCGCCACATGACTCCCTAAAGGGGCCTTGCGGGAAGGACTTAGCTACATTCACCTTAAGTGAAACGGCATGCAACGCGTCAACGGCACTATCAAAACAGTCTGATGGCAATATTGTGTCATCACCGTGGACTGTTACGAGACGTGCCGCCTTCTGTATGGATATACCCCTACTTCGAGCTACGCCGCTAGCGGCGATGGCCCAGAAACATAACGTTTCAATAGGGAAACAAAGTGCTGAACCCATAGGGGCGAACTTACGCATAGTAGTTACAGTACGTTTGGCTAAACTTGGAAAAGTTTTTTCATCGATACTGAACCGCTTACAGCGAAGTTCTTTCAGCAGATTGTACCATGCAGGCGGAACCAACGCGCGTACTAGGGCTAGCGATACACGATCACTAGCCTCTTCCATGTCTAGAGTTGCAAGGGCTCCTGTAACAGATCCCTTGAAAGCCAACTCTTGATTAATACGTTGGTCAAGTACATTAACACGACCGCGTGCGAGTTCATGATTATTAAATCGATCATGAAGCCATAATTGAACTGACTTCTGATGCATAAGCATGAAGTTTGGTTCACACGCGATAACACGAGGGCCACGAGCATCCTTAGGAACAAGGATGACACGAGACACCAAGTCTTTGTGCGATGTGCTCACATGGGGCGTCAGTTCACCGAACCAGTTTTTAAGTGGTACGGTTTGCTTAAAGTGTTCGAGGTTCCACCTATGTGGGGTCTCTACACGATCAGCGGATGAACCTGAACCTGGAGTGAGACTGTCGAAGACGTCTGGAGTGGGGTATGTACCTAGTACTTCCTCACAGAGAACTCGCGCCAACCTTAGGTTGGGCGTCATCTCTAGACTCAACGGCAGTGACTTGTCCGTATTGTACATTTTGTTAACCATGCCTAGGTCCTTCTCAGGTCCACATGGCAACTTCGTCTTCTTACAAAACAACGTAAGTTGACGGAAGCACTCAACGGAGACAGTACAACCAAAATAAATAATTCTGATTGCTAACCTTTGAAGCGTGTCCTCACCGCATAGACCTACGAGTAGGTCGTCTGCAGGTAGATCACCCCGGAAGTACGACAGCAACATTGCATCGTACTTCGGTAAGGTTACTGTCAAACGCTCTATATTAACAGAGAGTAACGAGTCCTCTTGATACACATACACTGGCTCAAGTGCTTCTTGCATTTTGAGCAGGCGGGTGTACTCCTGGGCTTGATATTTGTGCAGATTAGATAAGTCTGCAAGGAATTGTAACATAGACGGTTCCTTTTCTACGTAAGCAGATAATATATCAGCTGCTTACCACAACTGTGAAGTATGCTGCAAGCTCGACAAGAGCAAGCAACAAACTCTCTAAGAGGTAAATGATATCCATATCGTATACCCCCGCGAATTAACGGTAGTGTGCAAGTTCTTGAAGGCCACCGAACATTGTGTCGGCATAACCTAATAGAACACGCGCCACCTGGTGGCGAACTAGCTCGACGTACGCTGGATCTGTCTTCATGCGATTTTGATCAATCGCCACTGAGATGGATACAACGTTCGACTTGAACTGGTTCTTAGCCACACGGCCATTAGCGCCTTCGTGGACGGTGATCACTGGATCAATCATCTCGAAGCGCATGTTGTGATGTAGAATCCCGCGTTTGTTGATGTTGTAACGTTCGTCGACTTTCGTCTCGCCGTCTGCAATACCAAACACTGGGTTGTCACCATTCTCGTTCAACACTGCCACAGCCTTGTTAGGCACATACGCAGATGATGAAGTGCGATCGGAAAACAGAACCTTAACAGGTCCTGAAACTGATTTACACCATGAGTTTTGGTTGTTATCCCAGCTTGTTGGGGCTTTGATTGAGTTAATTAAAGACATATATAAGTCCTCTGCTTGAGTAGATGTTAGGAATTAAGTAGGTTAGTGGTTAAGCTATTCCACGCCTACCGACTATTTTTGCGCAAGAAGCGCGATTACGTTCGCCCACTGTCTAAATGTGGGGAATTCGAACTCTATTTTGAGCTGAGAGTTGACATCAGGGTCTATGGTGGCATTTTCACACCGCCTAAACTCCTGAATACCAAACTGTTCTACCGGGAAATATTGGACGTTAAGGTCCTTCTCGTAAGGAACGGCTTGTGTCATTACACCAAACTCAACTCCGACGAATCGGATCGATGAGACTTCGGCCTGCGTAAAACGCGGACCGCGGTCCCCATACGATGCTACAAAGGTGAATAAATCACCCACGTTGACTATGTAGTCAAGTAGCCATGTGAATGGTATAGCTTCCCAAATTGCCATCGCGAGTTGCTCACGCCCTCCTGGTGTATTAATATAAACACCGATTGTGCTAAGCAAGTGATTGAGCTCATTCTGACCCGGAGCGGGTCCGAACTGCTTCAAATACTCGAGATACTTGTCTTTCGACACATACACCTTCTGCCGTTGGTAAACTAGCGGTCGGGTGTAGTACATACACGTATGCGAAACATCCGGGTACCCCCAATGGTCGATCTCTCGCCATTGGTTCGCCAAGTGTGCGCCATTAGTCGACTGGATCCATCCAGCCTCGTCTGATTCGTATCGCTCACGCGAGTCGTATCTTCGGAAAGGACTAAAGTACTGTGTAGTAAGTATCTGGGCCTCGATGCCAGTATGAACACCAGCGCAGTAAGATAACTTACTAGCTGCTGGTATCTTGAATTTTCCTGTATTAAAATCCAGAAGAATTCTCAATATATCTTCCATATCGCTGATAGTCGGAGCAACACCAAAGTTATAACCTAACCACGCCGAGCCAACCGCTTTCCGTAACTTGCGGAACGAACGAGGCCATTGTGAAGGTTTAATTAGAGTGTTACCCAAACGAACAAGCTGGAAAATCATCTTGGACATCTCGGGAAGTTCAGCTAAGAAGACAGCACCACTAAAGGATGCATCGTCAAGACGAGCATACATATCACGATTATCGTGGTTAATGCCAAGGTTAGGATCGTACGATCCAACCATGACACGTTGTATGCATTCTTCTAAGCTTACGCCTTTGGTATAGGTGTAATCTACGTCGTGCGACGTTGGTTCACCCCAAGGACGAGCGCATGTTGCTTTAGTACCTTCATTTAAGGTACCACCAAAAAAAGGTGGCAACATAGCGTTCAGCTCTTGAAGAGGTACCCGCGCGAGAAAATCGCTCAGGCCCCCTTTGACGTTGAACGTCTTTAGCGCATCGTAAGCTTCCTCCTTAGCAGATTGGTAAGTGTTGAAAAAGTTATAATTAAGAGTTGCGACTCCGTCATACCTCTTATCATAGTACTTGGAATTATCCGAGCGACCATGATAACAAATAGGTACTAAGGGTCCGTACCCAAAATCATCCCAGTTCCAGAACGAACCATTCTGTGAAAGTGGATTCCACTTTTCATCGATAGTGCAAACTGGCCGAACATCCAACGGCTCAGTATGAACCGATGAATACGCAAGGTTGTCAAACTTTGGATTGAGCTGGTCGCCCTCCCACTCCATCTGGCTCCACGCAACTTTCGTCGTACCGACACGAAGATGCTCAAATAGTTGAGTATCGTCGATATCGAACGTAGTGCGTGATTCTACGTAATTAGGCAGCTCCAATAAACCTTTCAAATTGAAGGTTGGGGGCGGCTTCACTATGTAGGGAGCTCTAAGATAGAGAATTTCGAGAGGGTGAGAACCTGCTTTCTTCTGATTCTTTGACACCTGTTACTCCTTTTAAGTTAAGGCAAGAGCGGCCTTTTAAAGAAAGACCCCACTATCTGCTGTTGTCATTGATGATCAGCGTGAAACTGACCTTCTATCTAACAATAGGAGCGAGGTGATACGCTATCACAACGCATACTTCAGATAGCCCACCGGTTCGCCG